TAACAACGTTATGTTTAGGCCCTCCGAGACTAACAACATTAGCCAAGCGTATATTCACATCAGAAACACATAGCTTGTTTTCAGATTGCCATTTGCTCAACTCAACAGACATAACATCTTCAAGATGTCTTTCCAGTTCTTGCCGTTTAATTTCGATTTCTTCTAAAGTCAGCATACATGACATATCAATTCACCTTGTACCCAATGGTCACATTATACTGAATGAAATCAGCATCTTGGCCGACAAAAATTGATTGTCCTTGCAAACATTCTAGATGATCGATTGAGTAATATTCAAAATGGGCAAGCAAAGCATCACTCAGTTTTGTGATTTCCATTATTCCTGAATTGGGACGAGCAAAGCATTGGACCATAATATTACCGGTACGGCGTGTACAAGGATTATCAGCAATGCCTGAAATAAAACTTGGACCGCCCGCAATCGTTAAGCGACACCACAAACCTTCCTTTGGAATCTTAAAGCCTGGTAAATTTGGATACTGGATTCTATCCTGGGAAATACTAGTAAAGCTTTGCATACGTTCGGCAATTGCTTGCCTCGCCTGCTCTAAAGTCATTGCCATATTAGCCGCCATACTTCTGAGAAATAAAGGTAAAGGTGGTGTTGTAAATTCCTTGTGGTGCTTGATCAGACCACCCATTTTCTAAGCGCTCAGCATAAGGCTGGTTGTTCTGTATGTAGACCAAATTACCCAATTTAATCTTTACTGCTTGAATAGCTGCATCCTGAATAGCATTTGTTTCAGGTCCACGTATGCCATAGTCACCAGATCCAACCGAAACAATATGTGAAGCACGGTATGCTCCAGTATCGACGGGACTTAAATTAACTAAAGATTGCACAGTATCTATAACAATATTCTTTACATGCGCTTCTGCTGCTTTAGATACCTCAAGGCTAAAACTAGTCGGCTTTTTCCCCTTCCACCCCATGACTTTTAACCTCGCTTTCCTCATACATCTTAAAGAGATCCTGAGCGATCGCCTGAATTGAATAAGCTTCAAACTCAGAGCTCGGTTCTCGTTCACCCATGAGCTTTTTAATCTTTTGCCAGACATGAACAGCTTCATGTAAAAGCAATCCATAAACTTGAATTCGGTCTTTATCCGCCGTATCACCAATTTGGACGATTGCATATGCACCATCAGAAAAAGTACTAACTTGCGCATCCGCTCCCATATCCAAAAATTGATCGGCCTTATCCATATCTTCAAATAACAAATCCATGTGTAGTTGATTTCGAGCAAGCGTGTACTGCACATGTTGAAAAGGCGAGATATACCATTCAGGAACATAATCAGGATTAACCATTTTAGCCCCTACACTTTTCGAAGCTGACATTTCCAGATTGTACTGGCTGGATCTTGTTGAATATGGATAACTCGAAATGAGCCTAAAGCTGTTAGCCATTCATCGTCAATTTTTGGAGTCATGGATACTTCATTTTGCAGCACAGTTGCTTTTTTATCAGTAGCCAGCACTCCAAGCGTCTCAATCTCATATTGACTGTATGAGCCAAAAAGTACACCTCGGCCAGAATAGTTTTCTTTAACTTCAACATATGTTTCAGTTTTAGGATCCCAATTAGTTTTTGAGATCCGCTCACATGTAAAGGTATGAACGGCGTCCGCTAAATCATCATTAAATGCTTCGGCAATATCTGCCTGAATTTCGTCACGTAAGCCCATATCATGCCCTGTAAAGAGGTATGCCAAAGCCATTAAAACTTGCATTTGGATCTTTCAAATCAAGTGAGTCAATAAAATCAATTGCTATCTGTTCAAAGCTAGAAATTGCTTCAGATCCATCTTGGTATTCTTTTTCTGACTCAACAGAATCAGCTTTGACCTTCTTACGCTTCAACTGCTGGTCTTTGCCGTTATAAATTACTTTGGCCAGAATTCCTTTGATAATTTCACAAGCCGCGTCCTTAAGAAGTGGATCAATAGGATCTGGTACAAAACCTATTCTGTTTTTCATCCAGACATTTGCCAGTTTAACCAGACGAGCTTTATCACTGTCTGGTGCAAAATCGCTGCCCAAAATTGAATTTGCGTCATCTACAGTAATAAAGCTCATTGCATTATTCCTTAGGGATTAATTTAAGAAGTTCTGCTTTTGTTGCTGACGGCTTGTAACCAATATTTTTACTAGCCAAATACTCTTTTAATTGATCATTTGACCAGTTTTCAAAATCATTAGCTGCCGTTTCTGTAGCTGGGTTTTCTGCCGATTTTCCAGCTTCCAATTCAACAATACGTGCTTGCATTGCGGGAATATCGTTTTTAAAAGCTTCAAATTCAGTTTTTATACCGACCACTTGAGCTTCAGCATCTTTGAGAGCTTTATCTGCTAAGACTGCTGCATCTTTTAATCGTGAATTCTCAGATAACAACTCTGACTGGTTGCCGCCGGCCTGCTCTAAGATGGCAATTTTCTGCTTAAGCTGAGTGTTTTCTTCAACTACCTTTTCACACTCAGCTTTTGCATCATCAATCACAGTTTGAAGTTCAGGGGTGACTCCTACCTCGACATTTACCGTGGCCAAAGTCATTTTTTGTGGCTCTTCCAACTTACGAACTTCAACTGGAACTTCTAAAGATTCGTAATCCTTTTGAATCTTTGGATAATTACCGTAAATAATTACCTCTTTTGCTTTCAGATTTGGGGTTTCATAATAGTCAGGGTTAGCAATAATGCCCGTCTCTAATGCAGCCAGTGCTGCAATGCGTGTATAGATAATCTTCATGGCGCTTTTCTCTTAATAATAAAAAAGAGGGCTTATTAGCCCTCTTACGGTTTTAATTTTTAGGTTTTAACCAGTTGTCGCTGTACCTGATAAATCAAGTAAGGTACCTGCTGTCATTTTGTTGCTGGTTGCATATTTAATCCAGTTAGCACTTGAACCAAGTAATGTAAGATCAGGATTTTCACCTTTCGATGTATCCCAACTATAACCAAGAATATCTAGGTTAAATGCACCTTCAGCACGCATACCGATTGCTAAGTTTTCTTCATCATTGATGTCATAAGCTCGGAAGCCCGGTACTTGTGATTCAGTTACTGTTACAGCACCATACTGCAAGCCAAAAGCATCGTTATCACCTACAGCATCCGTCACCAATACCGGCTTTCCTAAGGTTCCTGGTAAACCACCATAGATAACGATTTCAGATTCACCGTAAATTTGCTTAGTGATAGCATCATCGACAATATCGAAATATGTATCTGAGTTCATCACCCATAAGCCAATTCGGCCAAACTTATCACCAAACTTTCGCATACCACGAGTTAATGCTTTGCGGCCATCAACAACGATACTTCCTTTCGCAACCATATCGGGATTACTAGAAATAGCAGCTTTTAAAGAAGCTAAACTGTACTCTAATCGGCCTGCAACCAATGCATCTGCAAGATCGTAACCAACAACCATAGCAAATTCTTCTGGTGTACGAGCACGGCGCTTAAATGCCTCTTCAGTTGATGCATAAGGACCATATTTATATGGAATTTTTACACCTACAGACTCACCTGCACCGATTTTTTCCGGAGTGACTTTTGCATTGGAGTTCACATCGCGATGTTTAATGCTACCACCAACTTTGTAGAATGCATTTTTATTGAAATCACCTTGAATGATTTCATTACGATAAATAATCGCACCATTGGAAGCTTCATTAAAAACATTCAAATTGTCTTGTAATCGTTCTAAATAGGCTGTTTGAGCCAGTTGGTTGTAGATGATCATGTCGGAATTAACTGTTGTAGTCATAACTACTTATCTCCAAATATTTAATGATTAGTTCGGTAGTTTTAGGAAGGCATCATTGCCATGTTCTTTGATGTAATCTGCTTTCTGAGAAACAGACATTTCACTGCGTTTCATTCCTGCAGGCGCTCCACCTTTGCCCCCACCTTGAAAACCGCCACCAGTTCCTTTACCACCTTTAAGAATTAAGTCTTTATGCTGGTATCCACCAACCAATGACTCTAAAGCTTCATCAACATTTGCAAGTTCACCGGGACGTACACGTGAATAAATCTTTTCACCGTTCTGATCGTATGCAACCACCTTGCCCTCTTCGATTTTGAAGTGATGGCCAAAGGTCGCTTGCACCATATCCACAGGTACTGCAATGTTGTCTTGAATGTACTTAGAACGAGCAAAACCACCGCCGATTAGTTCTTTATGTAAAGAGGCTTCTAGAGCATCACGTTGCTCAACAATCGGAGCATATTTTTCTTCAACTGCTTTGATAGCTTCAGCTTTAACTTTCTCAACTTCACCGGCATCCACCAGCTTTTTATCGTCGAGATTTTTGATTGTTTGTAATGCCTTTTTAGCTGCCGCTGGGTCTTCAATTCCTTCAAAAGCTTTTAATGCTTTTTCGGCTGCTTCTTTGGCTTCACGATGTGTTTTAGCTTCATTGTTTAAGCGTGCAATTGTTGCTACCGAGTGTGGTGCATCATGTGGCATTTCTTTGCCGTCATCATGAATATAGATCGGCTTATCTCCGTCTACTTCCGCATAAACTTTACCGTCGATTGTTACTGTTTTAAGTTTCATTGGTCATCCAACCTATATATACAAAATGGGCATCAGCCCGGATTCGCCGTTAGCATCCGCTTTCGGCAGGCAATAAAAAAGCGCCCTTTAGGACGCTTCATTTCTATAAATGATTATTTACTTAAAGCTTGGCGTACAAATGCATCTTTTGCTTCAAGTAGCTTTCTTAATCCTGTGGATTTTTCAGGCCCGTCAGGAAGTTGCTCATCCATTTGCCGAGCTAAATCACCAATTGGCTTACTAACTTGCTGCAAATGTTCAGGTAAATGTTCATATTGGAAATATTGGATAATAGGGCTTGGCATTTTCTTCTCGCAAAAAAAGCACCCGAAGGTGCTATGGTTAAAAATTAAGTTCTATTTGATGAGTGCAATTGCTTTTAATCTTTCAAAAGTAAAACCATAAATTGCCATGGCTTGAAACCTTAATTTGAAGAAATGGCACCAGAATTCATTTTGTGCTCAGAATATATTGAGCATCTGACATATTGATTTGCTTTTCAGGCATTTGTAGTACCTTTAGCTACGTTTACTTTTTATTCCAAACCTCTGATCTAGGTTCATCACCAACTAAGCGGATGCCTTGAGGACCACCTACATCAAATGTTGCCGTGATAGTCGCTGGACCCTCAAAAACACTACAATTCATTTTTACAGCGGTTAATCCAGCTAATGGAATACCTTTTTCCTCGTCACAAAGAGCAAGATGAGAAGATTTATCTGAAACTCTTTTAAGTACCAAATGTCTAACTTTTGATTCACTCATAAGCCAAACTCCATAAATGACAAAAGCGCCATTTGGGCGCTTATATAGGTGAAAATTGTGTCTTAAGTGAGTTTAGAATTACCTGTAATCGGCAATAATTACTCACAGTTAAATCCAGTTCCAACAAGGTCTTTTTTCAAATTTGAAACGAGATTTTGTTGTTCCTGCTGTTGTCCACTAAGATAATTTTTATCTAGAGTCTCTGCACCATCAATAGATTTATAAAGCTCTTTAGATTCCTCTAAATTGTCTTTTAAAAACGTGGTGAGGTTTAGTTTCGCCTGGGCAGCTCTACATAAATTATTTTTAGCTTCTAAATCTTGAGTAGCCTGTTTTACTTGTCCAGTTGTAGGATCAAAAGAATATGCATTTGCCATTGCTGACTCCAAAGCTTCAGACAATCGATCATATTCTTTAAGATATTTTTGACTTGGTTCAGCTAAACAAGTGATGGAAATTAGGGTTAGACATACAAAAGCTATTGTTTTCATATTGTATAAATTCTGATGTTTTAAAAAATATAACATAAGAAAAATTACAGACCCAACTTTTTAAAAGCTTTTTCATCCAACTTTCTCAAATCATCTAAGCTATAGAAACGGCCTTCAGGATCAAAGAACTTATCAAAATCAAATTTCCCATCTTTATAGAGCTTAAAGCGCTTTGGCCCTAGCCACTCCCTTTGAAAGAAATCATCTGTTTTCTTAAAGAACTCTTTGAATGTGGTGTTTGCATCTAACT